GTCAATGACATTCGTAGCTATCTCAAAGAACTGCAGATTCAAACTGGATTAAAGTGCGATTACGTCTGTGTAGACTATTTGGATCTGCTAATGCCAGTGAGTGCCAAAGTGTCTCCTAGCGATATGTTTGTCAAGGACAAGTATGTTAGCGAAGAATTGCGTAACTTAGCAAAAGAAATGGACATGGTGTTGATCACTGCTAGTCAGTTGAATCGTGCCAGTGTCGAAGAAGTTGAATTTGATCACAGCCATATCAGTGGTGGTATTAGTAAGATCAACACTGCAGACAATGTGTTTGGCATTTTTACGACTCGTAGCATGAGAGAAACCGGACGCTATCAGCTACAACTAATGAAAACACGGAGCAGTAGTGGTGTAGGTCAAAAAGTAGAACTAGCATTCGACATTGATAGTTTGCGTATTGTGGATGCAGGCGACGAAGATGATTATAGTCCACCACCAAACAGCACAGTGTATGATACTCTTAAGAAAAAGTCAGTGGTAAATAACAGTGCTCCAGTTGACAATGCTCCTAAAGTAACTGCAGATGTACAAAGCACCAAATTAAAAAGTATGCTAGCCGGGTTAAAAAGTTCATGACTTGTCCTGATGCATTTAATTGTTTAAATTTAGAAATTAAAAACGGCAAGACCTACATTAGTTCTTGCTGCATTATGTCAACTTGGGAAGTTGAAACAGTTGACTTTGAAAATGATCCTAATTTTCTAAGAATACGGCAACAGTGGACTCGCGGCGAGTGGCCTCAAGAATGCAATGTTTGTAAAATCAACGAAGATCAAGGCTTGCAAAGCCGCAGGCTTGGAGCATTTGAATGGAACAAAAATAACTTAGATTCTAATACAGATTATCACAACAAGATATTAAAGATTGATTACTGGACAGGAAACAATTGCAATTTACGTTGTGCAATTTGTGGACCACGTTATAGCATTGCTTGGGAAAAAGAACTAGGCATAGAAAAACATAAAAGAATCACATATACAAATCAGCTTTGGAAAGATATAACAGTAGACGAAGTACACTGGATACATTTCAACGGCGGAGAACCGCTACTAGTAGATGAACATTGGAAATTATTAAAGAAAATTAATAATAAAAATCAAGTAGTTTTGAATTACAATACCAATGGTTCTGTTCGTCCTAAGCAGGAATTAATCGATCTTTGGAGTCAATTTAAAATAGTTATACTAGACTTTAGTATTGACGATATCGAAGATAGGTTTGAGTATCAGCGATATCCGGCACGTTGGAAAAATGTAGTAGAAAATTTGTATTGGTTTAAAGAACACTTGCCGGTAAATGTTATGTTTGAAGTTAATACTGCACTTGGTATTCTTAATTATTATAGTTATCTAGATTTACAAAAATGGTTTAGCAAAAATTTTGCAACAAATCGTGCCACGGACCCGGTTAGACTAAAAACTCAAGATACAATGGGCATTCTTTCGTACCGCAACAAAAATAAAAAGCAGATTGTTGATTACTTAAATACACTAGATGCTCGCCGAAACACTAATTGGAAAACTACTTTTCCTGAGTTAATAGAAAAACTTTTATAGATGATATCAATTGATCAAATTAAACATATTGAACTAGAATTAAGCAGTTATTGTAATGCTAGTTGTCCGTTATGCCCTCGAAACTTATTTGGTTACGAGAATATTGATCTTGGATATACCAAGAAGCATTTGACGCTAAACGAAATAAAAAAGATTTTTCACAAAGACTTTTTACTACAAATTGATTATTTTACTTTTGAAGGAAATTTTGGCGATCCGTTGATGAATCCGGAATTGTTGTCTATTGTTGATTATCTGGATAAACCAATTGAAATTTTTACTAATGCAAGTTTACAAAATGAAACGTTTTGGAAAAGTCTAGCAAGGCGTCCTGTAACAGTTTATTTTGCATTAGACGGATTAGTAGACACACACAGTATCTATAGGCGCAACACTGACTATGCTAAAATTTTAAAAAATGCCAACACCTTTATTGCCGCCGGCGGCAATGCAGTATGGAAAATGATCGAGTTTGATCACAATCGGCATCAAATTTCAGCAGCTGAAAGTTTGAGTAAGTCATTGGGATTTTCTAAGTTCGAATTAGTCAACCACGGCAGGAACAACGGTCCGGTCTTTAACCGCGACGGCAGTCTAGAGCGTGTACTTGGGAATTTTCCAGGAAGCACTGAATTATCTCACTATACAGATATTATACAAAATGGTGATATATTAATTGAAGATATTGGCAATCAACCTAAAAAATCTATTAAATGTAAGTCAATTAGCAACAACAGCATCTATATTAGTAGCACCGGCGATGTGTATCCTTGTTGCTTTATGGGATTCTCGCCAAACACATATGGCAAAGGTAGATGGCTTCAGCCCGTTAACAAGCAAATTTCTGCATTGATATATAAAAACAATGCATTAGAAAATAGTTTAGATGAATGTCTTGAGTGGTTCAACCAAATACCCGGTTGTTGGAATAAAAAAACATTCGAAGATGGTAGACTGATTGTATGTGATGCTAGTTGTGGAATGAATTGAATTTAGAATAAATACAAATATGAAAAAACAAACTCGTAGTATTCTTGAAGAAATTGGCAACATGGTTCCTCAACAGGACCGTGCAACAATAATTGAGAGTCGTGCTAGCCATGTGATTAACAGTGCTATTAATGTTATTAACATGATACACGAGAACTTTGACGACGAAGCTGCAGTTGAATTGGAACGCAGATTGATTAACAGTATTCGAGGAAAAGATACAACTAAGTTTAGTCGCGGTGTAAGAAAGTACAGACAATGAAGATTGACGAAGTAGTAACTGAAGCAATGCCGGGCGCTAGCAAAACTGCAGCACTAAAAGGTGCAGCAAAACAAAAGTTTTCTAACCTTAAATCTCGTGTAAGCAACAAGTTGCTTGGTACTGAAAAGCAAAGATTAGCAAAACAAAACCAAAAGAAATGGTATGATGCAGTAAAGCGTAAGCAACAACGTAATATTAATATGAACGACGAAGATGTATATAGAAGTGAACTGCACAAATACCTGGGCAGCAATGGTAAATTAAAACTTTCTAGAGAATTAAAGCGCATGGTTAGCCAATTGCCTTTGAACGATCAAAGCATATTATCGATAATGACCAAAACTATTGATGATAGGATCGCAGCAAAAGAAAAACTTGCCAATGCACCTAAGCCTGGACAGAGCAATCCAACACCAACAGGAGGTGCAGCATGAGTTTTGAGTTTATAACCGAATTAAGTGAAGCTAGAGTGTTCCGCAATCCTACTAATTTGCCCGAAGTTGGGATAGGAACAGTTGCAGAGAATTTTTTTAACAGTGCACTAGCACTACAAATTATGAAATACGAAAACCCAAAGGCAGCCAAGGCATATGCACAACGTACACTTGCCGGTGGATTTGACGGCTGGCGTAGTAGTGGCAGTGATTTTAACAACATGGCACAGATACTAATCAACCCTGATAGATATGCTGACCGTTTAACAATGGATCGACGTGTTAGTGTGCCTAGTTTGCAGCTTAAAACTTGGCTAAGAAATATGTCACAAGGGCACGAAGATACAGAATATGATAGAAGATTCTTCCTTGCAATGCAGAGACAGCTGGGCGTTCAGAGCCCAGGGTTAATCAGTGCTAGGAGAGTAGTTGCTGACTGGAGTAGATCCTTAGGCAACGAGCGTGCACAAGCAACAGCTAAAGTGCACAGAGGTCTAAGTCGAGACCTTAAACAAGTCGACTTTTACGCACCATTTGCAAAAGTTGCAAAAAATACCGGTGCAGAAACCACCAAGTCCGGCGGTGTTCCTCTGTGGGCAAAGTTGGCCGCCGCCGGCGTCGGTGGTTACTATTTAGGTAAAAAGATCAGCAGTTGGTGATAAATAAACACATAATATTAGTCAAAGGAACAATCAAATGGCAGAACTAACAAACAATGCAACTGTAAACGACAGTAACGGTGTAGGTCCAACTACTCGTGTTGTTACAATGAGTAAAAGCAGCATTTCTCAAGCAGAAATGAAAGCAGCTATCCAAAAAGCAGAAGGCGAAGGCAATACTGTTGCTGGAACTATTGTTGATACTAACGTAGTAACACTTCTACTTCAAGGCGCAGGTATCACAGACGGTTCAAACTACGGTGCAACTGGCGTAACTAGTGCAACTACACTAACATTTACTCAGTAAATTTTAGTAAAGAAGTTTAAGAAAAGAACGGTTTTTGTAGCCGTTCTTTTTTTATGACTAAGATAAATACTAGCAGCGCAAAAGCGCAAATAAATTTTTGGAGATAAAAAATGGCAGAAGTAACTCGCGTAAACGGTGACGTACTTAGTGGTGTTAACCAGAACACAGCAGTAGGTGAATTTGTAAGTTTCGGCGGCAGTCAGCCAGCAGCATTTGCAATTGTTGTTGCAAATGGTAGTGGTACTGCACAAGACATTCGCACAGAAGGTCAAGCAGGCGAAAGCATTGAAGCAATTCTTTTTGAAGTGCTAAGCAAAGCAACTATCACTTACATGCAAGTTGAAAACGACACTAGTGGTCAAATCAGTGTAATGCTTGAAGCAAATGGCGGCGGCTGGACTGCAGCTACTATGCAAACAGCAATCCGTGCACTAGGTGCAACTGTTGGTGCAAATGATGTTGACGTCACTGGCACAACTGTAACTAACACTGGTCTAAAATTAGCAACTAGCTAATAAAAATATTTACATCTAGTTAATTAAGGCTGCTATATACTTTAGCAGCCTTTTTTATTGACATGAAAACATTAAACAGCAAATGGAAAGATAGTAGAATTATAGCAGTTTCGTTGGATAAACTAACTCCAATGGATCTGCACCTCGACGACAGATACCTAACAAGGGATTTGCCTAGAATATCCACAGACGGGCTATGGTATCCTTTGTTGGTATATTATGCAGATTCAAATTGGTGGAATAACACTTGGAGTAAACACCGAAGTGTTAGTTGTAGATATGTTGATCCTAAGATAGAGGATGGAAAAATATTAGCAGTTAAAATGGGAAGTAACCGATACCAGTGTGCAGTGCACTTAGGATATGACTTCATTGATGTGTTGGTTTGCAAGGATGCAAATGAGTGTGTTAAGATAGGTAAATGGTTTGCGCAGTGCGACCCGCTAAATAATAAAAGTAGCTTGCCTTATATGGGACTCTACGATTATGAGCATTTGTTATGACAGAAATATTTAAAATTTTCACCACAGTAGATATTACACCAACTGGTGTTATCAATACAAATGACAAGAATTGCAAAGACTACGATTTAAAAAGAAATCAACAACGCAATTATGACACACTTAGTCAAGTTATTAGTCTAAGATCAAATATATATAACCCTCAAGTTACCTGTCAAACTATGACAAACAATCCTGCAGTGTTTCATAACCCAAACTTGCCTGAAATGTTTGAGTGCTGGATCTTTGAGTTTCAAACCGACAGAGCAGGGGTGTTTGGCGAAAACAACGAAGCATTGTACAACGACTTGCACATGGTACCAATTGTACCAGCACTAACCGAAACTATTCCGCAATTTCCGCCATACTTCATCAGCTATGGCGAGCTTGGGAATATTATCGTTAGACAGCAAGAGTTTTAATTTCTGCCCATATTAATATATAAATCAAATAGTTAAATAATAATGTGAATCAGGGGCAATAATTCCTGAACTCAAGGCACATTATTAAGGCTCGTACTATATTATGGCTCAAACGAAGACCAATCAATTGATTGTATAGGAGTTTTGTGATGTCCACAACTGAATTTGAAAAACAAAATTTGGAAGCACACGTTGACTTGTGTGCCGAAAGGTATGGACATTTGAAACAAGAATTAGAAAATTTACAGCAAGGACAACTATCAACTAACCAACGTCTCGAGAAACTCGAAAAAATGATGGAAGGTATTGCTAATAGTCTTGCTGAAAAAGAAAACACTGCACTAAGATCGATTATCAAAGTAGCAGGAACATTGATACTAACACTACTTGGTACGCTAGGTGGTGTGCTGTGGTATTTGCTAACTACATAATATGCATAAAATAAAAATATCCCCGGGAGTTAGCGTAACTGTTGACAATCAGGAACTCGTGCTTTTAAAATGCATAAAAAAAGTAAGAAGCTTTCCGTATAATAAGTTGAATTCAACAGGAAAATGTGTTATAAACAAGTTACTATCAAAAGGTTTAATAACTAGATCCAAGAAAGGTGATCATGTCACATTACACATCCACGGAAAAATATTCTTACCAAAAAATCAATAGGTTTTTTGTTGAACAAATTCCTCAGCTCGAAACGCCGATTATCAACGATAAGCACAATTGTGTATCAGTTGGGCCCTACCGCGTAATAACAAATGGCAAGTTGTTTGAAGTCTGGCAGAGTCGTCGGATGCTACACGAATTTAGTCGACGCAGTTGGGGAGTCGGGTATGCAGTGTGCATGTATCGACGAGATAACAAAACTGCAGCACAACTTATTGACATTGATCGGCAGTACACTAGACTTGATCAAGAGCGTTACATTTACAAACATCATATTGATGTTTCTAAAGAAAGCAACAACACTATTAGAAAAGGGATACTGGAATGTCGACTAAGCCGCACAGATAATGAAATTTTTGCACTAGAACAGCAAGCAAAAACTATTTTAAAAAATATTCATATTGGATAAATACTCTTATAATAAGGACTTAAATCATGCGACTAGGCGAAATGAACAATCTCAGCGCTGAAAAACTTAACGAAAACATGCAACAGCGTGTTGGTTGGAATTTTGGCGATCTTTCTCGGTTAACAATGGCACAAGCTACCGAAATGTTAGAAACAGTTGATAGTAAATTGCAAACTATTAAAACTAATAACTTGCATGAAAGTGAAAAAAACACAGCATACAACGGAATGATGTTGGCTAAGCAAGTGTTAGAAGCTTTTATCAATGAAGCAGCAGAAGAACAAGTTGACGAGATCAGCAAAAAGACTCTTGGCTCATATGTTAAGAAAGCTACACGTGATATTTCGGATCGTTCTGCTAGTGCAGCTATGGATCTAGTGACTAAAAATACCGGGGCAGTTGGTAAAAAGGTAAACAAAAACTTTAGTCGTGAAAAAGGAATTGGTAAAGCTACCGATAGATTGACCAAAGAATCAACCGAAGCCGGCTACACAGCATCAGAGCGTCAAGTTGATCAAACATTTAATACTGTCATGGATCGTCTTTTAGCAATGGCAAAAGTTATGCGCGAAGATGGTGCACTCGCAGTAAATGTTGATGGTATTGGTGGCGATGCATCATATCTAAGAGATGCATACAAAGGTATTTTAAGTGCGTATGACGATGTTGAAGAAGCACACTATGGCGCAATGGGCCACTTGCACATGGACGAAAGCACAGCACAAGGTGTTATGGAAGACGAAGTAGGTCAAGCTGAAAGCTTAATGGCAGCACAAGATATGGTTGATAGTGTACAAGGTATGCTTGAAGACGTTGGCGAAATGATCAACGAAAAACTACCTCCGCTAACTGACAGTCTACGCCGTAGTAGCGGTGCAGATTCTGCAGCAACATTTAACCAACAAACCAACGAAGCACTCAACACATTAATGGATGCTGTGCGTGGTGCCAGAGAAGCAATGGCAAATGCAGTAGGCACACTAACTGGACAAGAACCAACACCAATGGGCAACACCGAGCAAGAACTTGATCTTGATACAGCCACAGACGATAGTGAAGAGTTTGAGCTAGACGATTTTGAAACCAGTGACGCTGCACAAGGCGGCGACGAACCACTTGGTCGTGCTAAGAGAGACTAATGCGTATTACTGAAATTGAATCGCAATCTACAACAGAAAAGAAGGGTGCATTAGTCACCCTTCTTAATATGATGAAAAGCAAAGCAGATGCTAGAAACACTGGTGTTAAGATCAGCATTGATAGTTTAAACAAACTAATGCAAAACTTAGGCCATAGTATCAGTTATGCAGAACTCAACAACCTAGTGAAAAGCAACGATGCAGTAGATACTCTCATTGCAGATTACAACCAAGAATTTATTACATTAGCAACTAATGACACAATTGATCAACCAGACGACGAGTTTGAGCAAGGCAATCAAGATACTGTCAAACAAATGGCAAAACGGGCTACAAAACGTAGAGATTAAGCTTGACATATGTCAACACCTGTTATAATATAAGTTTATGACATTAATTAAACCCAAATACAATTACGAAAAAATAAAACGTGTAGAAGTTGGCGGCAAGCGAAAATATGCTGCACCCGGCGGAGACCCTGTTGCAAGTGTAACAACTATTCTCAGTGCTACAAAAGACATGAGCCATCTTGTTTCTTGGAAAAAACGAGTAGGCGAAGCTAAAGCACAAGAAATTGTCACAGAAGCCAGCAGTGTTGGCACACGTATGCACAAGTATCTTGAGGATTATGTAGACAACGGAGTATGGACACCAAAAGCTGGTAGCAATCCGTATGCACAACAAGCATACAATATGGCGTGTGTGATCCGCGATAATGCAATGGTTGATGTAGATGAAATTTGGGGCAGTGAAGTTCCGCTTTATGTCCCGGGTATCTATGCAGGTACTACTGACCTTGTTGGGCAGTACAAAGGCAATCCTTGTATTATGGATTTCAAACAGTCCAATAAGCCCAAAAAACCAGAATGGGTATACGATTACTTTCTGCAATTAACAGCATATGCACTAGCACACAACGAAGTTCACGGAACAAATATTCGTGAAGGACATGTGTTTATGTGTAGTCGTGATTTAACCTACCAACAGTTTGATATTTGGCCAGATGAGTTTGATGACTGGGCACAAGCTTGGTGGGAACGATGCGAGGAATATTATTCTAAGTTTGGGTGATAAATACCTTATATAAGTTTTAGAAGGATAATATAGTGCCTATTGTTAGCATTAGTAAAATTCAACATCGTTATGGTTTAAGCGATAATGGTCCTAGTAACCCTAGCACCTTGCAGTTGTCGGCAGCCGAACTAGGCTGGGAAATTGATACTAGAAGACTGTTTATTGGCAACGGCCCTATTAGCGAAGGCGCCCCAATCATTGGCAATACCGAACTATTAACTGAGCATAGTGACATATTTGGAATCAACGACAGCTACCAGTACAAAGGCGAAGCTGCTGGATATACAGCAATCACTGGACCAGATATTGGCAATCCTAGTACTAGAACACTTCAGCGCAAATTGGATGACTTTGCCAGTGTCAAGGACTTTGGTGCTGTTGGCAACGGAGTAACCGACGATACTGTTGCTATTAATAGAGCGTTTAGTGAACTGTTTACTAGAGAAAGCAATACCGAAGTTAGACGTAGTTTGTTTTTCCCTGCCGGGATTTATATAGTTTCAGACATTATCAAGATTCCGGCGTATGCAAAAGTGTACGGCGAAGGCAAAGATAGTAGTATTATAAGACAAACTTCAGTAGTGCCTGGACTTGCATTTGCAGATAGCAAACAACAAATTGGCATAAACATTGGCAACGCAGGCGCAACAGTACCAAGCTTTATCGAAATCAATGACGTTAGTTTTGAAAGTGTAGTATCAGACGACAATGGCAATACAAGAGTCGATGTACTAGATATAACCAGCGGGCAGAATTGTATACTAAGACGTGTTAAGATTGCTGGACCAAACACAACCGCACCAAGCACAGTCGCTGGACGCGGTGCATCTGTTTTGCTGTCAAGTACGGCAATATCGCCTACTAGCAACATTTTGTTTGAGCAGTGTGACTTAGTTGATAATGTATTTGGTGTAGTGGCAGACGATGATATGCAAGGAATACTTTTTAACGGATGTTACTTTGATAACTTGCACAAAGGTTCTAAAATTGGCGAAAACATCACTGGGCTCACTGGTCCTACTGCTTTCAAAATTACCAATAGTATTTTTGATAACATCTACAACACAGGCATACACGCATACAATGTCTCTGGGGTTATTAGTGCTTACAATTATTTTGCAGATGTGGGCAATGGCCTCAACGGTTCAGGAAACCCTATTGCTAATGTAATTATTTTTGAAGGTGATGGCAATGCAAGTATCTCTGATATCTTTAAAAGAAATGACGACGATGCTGCAATTCACCCAAGAGTAGCTTACAACGGAAAATCAGTGTATGTCATTGACAGCAACGACGGTGTGTATTATGGTTATCATAAAACTGAAGCAGGCAAAGCAGTTACTCTCAATGACAACACTACTAGTGCTACTAGTAGTACTATTACATTCGATGCCGCTGATGAAAAAACAAATTTAATTTACTATACTGCATCACGTGGAAGCAATGTAAGACACGGTGTTTTAAAATTGACAGCTAGCGCAAGCGGAAGTACACTAACTGATGACTACAGCGAAGACGGAGCCGATATTGGTTTAGAATTT